CAAGATATTGATAAAGAGCGTGTATCTTGGTTAAATCAGATCACCGTTCTCTCAAATTTGCGTGATGAGAGAATTGAAAAGTATCGCAGACAACGTGAGAGTGAATCAAGACTTGAACGTTGGGAAGCGGTTCAACGCAACACAACCGGTGTTATTGATAGATTATCTGAAGCAGGATGGTCGATCAAACCGCCAGGAACTAGTACTGGAGAATATAGTTTATTCGACAACACTATTCCAATTCGAGAAGTTGCTGCTGTTAGACCAACAGCAGTCCTTGTTAAGGGTGATTACTTCAAGATGAAAGGTTGTGTAATTGAAACACAGAAAGTGGTAACTGGATTGCAGGATAATCATGTCTGTGTGTGCTGTGGAAAGAATACAGACAAATTACATTTTGGGTTTGAGAAATTGGAAAACAAGTCAAAGAAGACTAGAATATTCCCATTATGTGACAATTGTTGTAGTCAAGCAAAGCAGGGTAAGGAAATGTCGTTCTACTCGAGACCAGATGTGGTTTTAGGCAGATTGGACAAGAACAAAGCAATGATTTTTATTTTAACTATCTTGCAGCTTGCTAATTTTTCATATGCACAAGAACAAACGGTTAGACACATGCCAGCATGGTTCCAGAATGTGATTTACATTCTGTTGAGCCTTATGGTTGTGTGCATGGGTTTGTATGTTTTGTTGAAAATGCAATGGTTTGATGCTTTCGTTAGAAGAAAGTTGAAAGAATTTGTACTGGACGGTAAGTCGACCGTCACCAAAACTAATAAACTACTTGATTTATTGTCGTATTGGGTTGATAAATTGGGGATGACATTATTTTTATATTTTGTTGTCTTAATAATTTTAATGATATATGCGATGATAGCAAGTGTTAACTCAAACTCAAGAAAAGCAGCAGAGGAAGCGAAAAGCAAAAAGCAAAGTGGAAAGCAGGCTTACGTCAAACACGAAGAGGTTAAACTTGGACTTGGTGGCTTAGCTGCATTATTTGCTGGCGTTTCGTTTATTTTCACCTGCCTTGGTTACTTAGGAATTATGAGATCAGGTAAATCAATAGAAGCGTGGAAAAAGCGAGCACACGATGTTAAATCCTTCACAGAAGTTGGTAGATTCATTGTTGAATTAGCAAACTTCGTTATTGGAAGGCAATGCATGCGTGATCGCGTTTCACATTTATTTAGTAATACTGAAAGTTTATCCCAAGGTAGTAGAGGTGCATTAGAAAAGCGTGTTCAAGGCTTTGATTGGAGTGTTATATCAACCACAAAGCCGAGTAACACGTCTAATGCTGACTTAAATCTTATGCTTAAGGTTGCTTATTTAGCAATGCCTGAGGTTCGATTGTTGGACCAGGAAATTAAGCTAATTTTTAAAGCCTACATGTACGGTGAAATTAATGCTGAAGACTTACGACGACTGAACGCTTTATATAATCATGAGTTTTGCGTAATGCTAAATGAGAGCAATCAAGCAAATTATGATAAAGCAGATGTTTTGTTGCATACTTTAAAGCAAAGAATAAGATGGAAGCCAGATCAAGAAACTAAAGATTCAAAACTTAAAAGTTTCTTTGATTTACTGGACGTTACAAGACAACTAGAGTATGTTAAAACAATTGTTGATATGAAGGAAGAACTTGGAGAAGGTGGAGAGAAATTTCTACCAAACCCGAGTGACATTTATAATGTTGATGTCATTAAAAAGGTTCACGAAGGACATAAGGACTTTGATACGTGTTTTGGAGAAAGAAAGAGAATTATTATTAAGTATAATCCACGTATCATGGCTAAGGTTGGTCATGAGGCAGGCGATATTAGGCGTAACGCTGTCGCAAACTTCACTCAATTCGTGAACGCATTGAGTGAGAGCGAATTTTACTTAGCTGATGAAATACCAGATGATTTGTTGTTAGTTATGTGTGGTTTGAACAAAGATTTTAAAGAAAATAAGTTGTTGCCAGCCACTAGAGTTATGGTATTAAAGTCACGTTATAGTAAGGACCACAGTGAAAGTATTTTAGTTGATGCAGCAAATGCATACATTGAGTACTGTGAAATTTCTGACTCACCAACGATGTCGTCAAAATTATTTATGGTCGTTTATAAAGAAGTCTCAAGAGAATATCCTAAAGCTGAAAGAGGATGGCTTAAAAACGAGGTTTTTAAGAAAGTTGCTGAACTAGATAAGGAAAGAAGTCAAACAGATTCTGATTCTGAAGCAGATACTGTAATCGATGTTAACGCTATCCAGAATGAAATGGAAGCTGAAGCCGCGATTGCGAGGAACTTAAAACAAGTCATATACAAAAAGTATAATTTATCTGGAGGTAAATTGTCAACATCGCAATTTTCTAAAGCTTATGATGTTTTGGAGAAGGAATGTCCTGACAATGTGAGCTTAGTAACTTATGTTATGGATCAACTGAATGCAGATAAGATAGACTTGGTTAGGTTAGGAATTGGATTTAATGAGATTTCAGATTCCGAAATGCCGACTCAAGCAACAAGTGAACTTTTGGTTTTAGAGGAAGAAAATGACTCAATTAAACAGTCAGCGCGATTGTATTCGATTTATGAATACATCCAGAATTTCCTTAAGAAGATTGGTAAGTGGATTGAAGCACAAAATGAAAGATTGGAAGCAGCTGGTGTGCCATGGTGGGTGAAATATCTCATCATTACATTTACTCCAGTTGTAATTATCTTCATTATTGGCCTATTGACACAATTGATGAGAAGAGAAGCTAAGAGAATGACTGAAATTGATGGAAAGCCATTGGAAATTAGAAAACCAGACTTAGTGAAGCAGGATGTTATTTACATCGGAACAGAAGACGGATTAGAACGTGTTATTATTGTTCACGGTGAAAATAGCACTGATTTTATTTATGAATGCGCTGAGTCCTGCAAACAATCGAAGAAAAAGAGAAATAATAAAGGAAAATACAAAGTTTCCATTGCAGCTCGATTGCAAAATGCAGGTAAGTATATGAGCACAAATAAAGTTAAAGGTTATATTGCCTACGCTTACGAGGATGAGTTAGAAATGGCTGAAAAATTCTTACGTGAACATGCAGATCAGATTAGTTTGGATAAAAGTAGATTAATAGAAAAGGATGGAAGTTACTATCATATTGGTAAAGCAGTGATGCGTGAAGGTAGAAAGAATAGAACTTTAACATTCTTGAGAGAAGCTGATTTGAATGATAAAACCACATCTAGTATGGTAGCCAAATTGGAGAACAGAAGAAAGGATGTGGAGTGGGAACGTGAAGAACGAGAATGGAATACACTTAGTAACATCATTGCACGACTCGAGGATTTAGCTGAGGGACATGGATTAGACGATTTGAAAGAACGAGAATTGGTACGATCCCTCATTGGAATTCTATGTCAAGATGCAGTAACTGGAATTGAAACCCAATATGATGATCCTAATGTAGAAACACTTGGAATAGACGAAATGTTACATGACCATGTTATGGCTTATGAACATTCTGGAAGATTGAAGAACGTCAATGCTATTGATTTAATAGAAGACGTTGAGAGGATTATGAATTCCGAGTTCGCTAAGGATAAATATGGGGATTTAATTCGAGTAGCAAATAAAGCTGTTGAAAAATCAAAACAAGCACTGCGAGTAGAAAAATGCGAGCTGTGTCATTTAAAACACGGAAAAGATGATTGTGCCTCAGTAGAAAAGTCTAGTATCGATAGAAAGATAGAGGAATTCAAAAGAGAAGGCAAAACATCTGATGCTGATCTAAAGCGTGCTCATGATTTAGGAAAACAACGATATTTGAAATGGAAGAGTGATGCTAAGAAGACGTTTGACGCTGAAGAAAAATTATTTAAGAAATTAGAAGAACAAAATAAAGCAGAAATGAAAAAGATTCAAAAAGCAGACACAGCTAATCGCCAAAGAATTGCCGCAGATATTAGAGCTAAAATGGAACAAAATGCCAAGCAGCAATTAGCGATTAAGCAGTCAAAACCAAAATTCGAAACTCTATCAAGCAAGAAAGCCTTGAATAAAATTATGAATGAATCACTCAAACAAGCTCGTGATACAGGAATGCAGCACGGTGGCTTAATTGATAAGTTGTGGGCTGACAAAGCATTTGGAAGAGTTAAGTTGGTTGGAGAAATTGATGACAATGGAAATTTTGAAAAAGTTGCATCAGCACTCAACTACAACGGATTTTTAATAACTAACTATCATCTGGAGAAAGAGTGTGATATTTCAAATCTCTATGTTAAAGATGGTAATGACACAATCAAATTGAGTTATGCGGGAGCACTACGAATCGGTGATGATGGGTTTATGAAATTTAGACCAATCAAAGCACTGAAGAAAGTGCAACGTGTACCGATTGATTGTTATGATTCTCTGAATATTAATGGAACAGTTGTGATACCTATGGATGACGGATCCTATGGTTTTGCGCACGTACTATTTGGCACTGAAACTGAAAATGGTGTGGTACGGGTTAATATGAAGAACACAGTGTATGGTGATTGTGGATCATTGTACCTACAAGATGGAAAGATTGTGGGAATACACGAATCCATGGATCCTGAAACGAAAGTTGCAGAGTTCCGTCCCTTCACTGAAGATGTGATAGACTGGTTCAACCAGGGAAACTAGAGGAACCCATTCCTATGCGAATGCCTCTATTGGTACGAGAAGTACCTCCTAATTATGAATTTGAGAATTTGATACACATTGGAAAATTAGATAAATTTACACCGGGAGGGACCGCATTCGCTAGGGATGGGGTTTACGAACGCTATATTAGAGAAAACCCAGAAACCAGTCTACAACAGAAATCGTTTGGAATACCAGTTGGAAAGATGACATTACACAATGCATATAAAAACATGGCTAAGTGGGATCAACCACACCCAACGTTTACTGAATACGACGAATACAAGTGGAATGTTGCTAAGAGATTATTGAAAGAAATGTTCTTACCATATGTAGCAGGCTCCGGAATGGTGTTACCATCATTCCGAGTTCTCATAGCACGCATGAACTTGGACTCATCATTGGGATTCCCATATAATGCCTTTTACGAGGATAAATACCAATTTTTAGATGATTGGTATGATGAGTTAGAAGATGAATACAACACGCAGTTAAAGTTGTTGAGAGCAGGGAAATACTCTGCTTTTCCATCAACCTGTGTGTTAAAGGATGAAAAGAGAGCCCAGGAGAAGTTAGATGAAGATTCTATCAGAGCATTTATTTGCTCGAACGTAGTTTCGAGTTTACTTCAAAACACGTTTGTTAATGAATTTAACGAAGCATTTTACGCTAGTAAATTCAAAACGTGGTCCGCAGTGAGCGTTAATAAGTTTTACTGTGGATGGGACGATGTTTACCGTAGGATGGCTAGGTTCCCACACTGTTATGAAATTGATTTTAAGCAGTGGGATTCCAGAATGTTCACGAAGATATTTGAAGCAATTGTTGAACTTAGAGTGGACGCTTCAAACGGTAATCATGAGAGAGAATTGAGACAATTGTACAATGAGATATGTCACACCAATGTTATAATGCCAGATGGCCATATTTATCAGAAGAATGGTGGAAATAACTCAGGTCAATCATCAACCGTTGTGGACAATACATTAGGAGTTATCCTGATGTTGTTGTTCTACATTGTGAATCGGTATGAAGATTTGACTGAACTCGACGATATCAAGAAGCACTTCGTAGCGATAGCGAACGGGGATGATTTAAACATATCAACAGATTTTGATTTTGATTTGAAAGATTTCCAAAAGTTCTGTACACGATTTAACATGAGAATGACAACTGAAATTTACGAGCCACGAGATGCTGGTGAAATTACGTTTTTGTCGCAGGGTTTCTTTAATTATAAAGGAATTTATATTCCTAAGCCAGATTCCGACAAAATCATTTCAATTTTGGAATATGCCGATCACGACTATAGTCCAGAATTGTCACTAGTGCGAGCCACTGCTGCTTTGAGAGAATCATTAGCATACAAGTGGCTGCTCGATGAAATATACGCATACTGCGGGTGGATTGTTAAGACCTATGATGAGGAGCTCCAAGGTCGAGCTTTGTGGGAAAACGCCAAAAAGACAATCATACCGTTGCGAGAAATTGAAAAACAATATATCACAACTGAATTATAGAGGAGGCTAGAATTGATCTACCTCTATAAAACACGTAGTATTGCATGAAAATGAGACAAGCAAACAATGTTAACAATAATAAGAATAATAATAAGAAGAAAACTAATGTTAATCACATTAAGACAACTTCGAATAAAAATAAGAAAGGAACTCCTTCTCCCTCAACTCAAGCAATCCGCGCGGAAGTGCGGAGAGCTCTTGTTGACACTGCAATTGCTAAGCTGCCTGGTATTAACGGAGCAGTGAATAAGGTTGCAAAGAAAAAGAGAAGAAAGAATAAGAAGAAGATGAATAAGGGTGGAATGGCTATTCCTCGTAAAATTGGAAATAGTGCATTTCGAACCACTCACCAAGTTAAGTCGTTTAAGCACAAGGACTATGGTGATGCGGTTCGCATCAGTGGTAAATCATACCTTCAGGATTTAAACGTTCAGATTAATCCTGCGACCGGTGCGTCCTTCCTACACAGAGGTCAAACTATCTTGGATATCAGATTACATCCAGATGGACTGCAAGTTGGGGTTCTGTCCACTTATGCATCTATGTATAATTACTGGAGAGTTAGAAATTTGAAATTCATTTATAACTCAGAGCTCTCCACGGACACGGCTGGTGCATACCTTTTGGCTGCGACCAGCGATCCCAATGATCTCCCTGTCGAGTATGGCACTCAAAATCTTGAGTATGCCACTCTGAGAGGTGCAATTAAGAAAGATTTTTATCAACATGGTTTCGTTGAATGGAAACCTGGAAAACTTGAGAAGCAGGCGAAGTTAATTCGTCCTGATGGAAGTGGTGACTTGAGTGTCACTGATTTTGGAAGAATTTTCATGTTTACCATGGGCGATATCCGTACCAGCTTCTTTGATGCTGGTTACGCAATCATTGGAACGGTTGATGTTGAATATGATATCGAGTTTTATGAACTAGATTTGAAAACTCAGCGTGAAAACATGGATCAAGTGTCTATGTCGAATCTCTGGGCTGGAATTGGAAGTAATGTATTGAAAGATCTCGACACTGACGCCGAAAAGAAAGTTTTTGGTTCGAAGGGTGGAGACATTCAGGAAACGTTCATTGAACAAACAGCAGCAATGCCAGCAGCTCTAGTCAGTGCTGGTATTGAAGTTGGATCAACTATAGTAAATATGGTTGTCGAAGACTATGCTGAAGAAAACGCGATTGCTACTGCGTTGGTCTTTGGTTTGAACATTTTAGGTGTTCTTGCCGGCGTGTTCTTAAAGAACATGTCCGCAACCAATGTGCCACAAGGTACTCCTGACGTTCTGATTTGTAGAGAATCAAAGGTTAATGATGACAGAATTAAGGAGGCAATCACTGCTCTGATCGCAATGAAGAAGAGAGTAGTAAGATATCATGAAGACAAGCTAATAGCAGCACTTGAAGACTTTAAATCGACAAATGCTGCCGTTTTTGTTGCATATTTGGAATTTTTGAAGAATGACACAACACAAAACGAGCACATGAATCATCCTAGAAATGTTCTAAATCATTTTGGACAACAACATCCAGATGACGATGACATTCAAACTAGTGATGATGAAGAAGAACAAAAACCCGAAGTTAGAGTAATGACACCTAACAAGGTTTCGTTATTTCGTAAGAAGTAGCGAAGAAATCGGCGAGATAATTTATAATTATTTCACGTACTTAGAAAATCCAGAGATGGTTAATGTCAGCTCAGAACACCCATAGTAATATGTGTGTGCTGGTCTGGCACTAGGTTACTGCATAACTGTGAAGTTATGAAAGGGGTCAACGTCCCTTGCCGCAGGAGTTGTCATCTAACTCTCAGAGTTAGTTGTTGGTGTGCCTTAAAAGGCCCCAGCAACACTGGGGTAGTTAGTTTTGACACAACAACGTAAAACAAAGAAAGAAAACAAC